ATTGTTTAATTGATTAGGGTCATCATCTGAATTAGGTGCTGTAGTCACAATGCTAGGTAAAGTGAACTTACCATCAGCATCATTACAAGTAAGTATCTTACCTGCGTGTGCAGCAACTGTGAGAGTTGTGTCAGCAGTAAGGCTAGTTACTGTAGCATTACCTGCTGAAATGAATCCTGCCAGTGACCTGACCGGACCTGAAAATGTCGATTTTGCCATACTAAGTCTCCTTAATAAATTCTATCGTCTTGGCGAGTCTGCTAGGGCAGTCGATAGATTAATTTTATCCCTAGAAAGAAAAGGGGAGTATATATCATTTCAACTCCCCTCAAGTTACTAGCTTGACCCCGAAGAGCCAAAAATACCTAGTGGGTCAGATACTCCAAAAGAATATCTTTCTCTAGCTTTGTATCTTACGTTACCAGTATCAAAGTCACCATCCATGCTTGTTTCTAATGGTGTACGTGCAAAGTGCTTAAAGCCATTTGGTACGTCAGTCATTATGAAGAAAGCATTAGTGTCTGTCAGGAAGTGATTAACAACGTAACCTTCAGGAATGCTTCCATTCGCTTTGATTGCGTTGAGGTCATTATCAGCTGTCGCTGGTCTACCATCAGATTCTAAGATACGGGAAGCAGTAAACATGCCGTTTGGTGGAACGATAAGCTTACGTGGTTTTGCTGCTATTAACAGTCCACGCTCATCTGTCCATCCAGCTATTTGTATCACAGCATTCTCTAATGAAGTTTCATTAAGGTCTGCTTGTGTTGCAAATGTGTTGGAGTTTGTTCCTCCTGACACCAAAGGGTGTGCAGTAGAAAACAAATCTACACCATCGCCAGAATTGAACGAACCACCTGAAAATCCTTGGTTAAGAGGATTCGCAGCTTTTACTTGCTTAGTGTAAGCCATGCTTCTAGCAAGAGCCTTTGTATAACGTGCAGAAAGCGAATCGTATAAATTATCCTCCATCGCTTCTTCTGTTATAGCAAAACCCATCGCTATTGTTTCATGGTTGTAACGAGTGCTGAAAGATTCTTGTGCAGTATCGTAATTGATAGCTGAACCTTCGTCTTTAACAGAAGCTTGTCCAAATCCACTCAGCTTTACTTCTTCCTCAAAAGACCTGTCAGAAGTTTCTGTTTCATAGATTTGCTCATGCTCATTCTCGTACTTAGCATACTCTAACCCAAATAGGGCATTTAATCCCGGAAGGAGTTCTTTAAGTAACTGCGCTCTTGAAATTGCCATTTCTTATTCTCCTTTATATGCCAGTTGTATTGTCCATGATATGACCCGCATTAAACTTAGCAACTAAGTCAGTGAAAGAATCACCGGCTGCGTTGTCAGATTTAGGCGAGATATCTACTATCCTTACAGGAAGTGTAGCAGTCGTAGTGGCTGCTGTAGATATATCAATGGCATTTTTACTTGTACCAATACTTGTTGAACCAGCAGTTTGAACTACTGCAACATTGTTACCAATATTAGTTACAGCTGCTGAGCCATCAGCTTGCATCTCGAATAACACATTTGGGTCATCAAGAACATAAGCTTGGATGTCACTAGCTGCTGTACTAGCAGGATAGTATTGTGCAAAAGTTTTTTGGCTTGTATTTGGGTCGGTATAAGATACACCTAGAAATATCCCTACAGGTGTCAAAGTGGTTGTGCCTGTGTCTTTTTCAACTGTACCAGCTGCAACCAGTTTAACAAAATCACCATAGAAGATATCAGTGCCATAGCCAGAAGCTATGCCGTAATGTCTTACCTTTGCGGTGAAAGAGCCACTAGCAGATAATGTGCCAACAGGTCTTGCTCCGTAAGGTGTTGCTGAACTACTCATTTTATATACCTTTTATATACAAAAATTTAACACAAAAGGCAGTAATTACTTACCACCTTTACCAAAAGTAACCTGTGATTTCCTTTCCTTAAACATAGGCATGGCAGGATTTTCATCCCTCATGTAGTTAGCATCTAAAGCTGACATCTGTTGGTCGGCTTGCTGAATATAATAATCAGCACGCTTCTTGATTTCTTCTTCAGGTGCTTTACATAAAAGCAATCCACCTACCTCTACACCATCTTTAAACTGCGAGTTAGTATCTCTAACCATTTGCAATTCAGGATGGTCCTCTGCTTTAACAGGTGTCCAACCCTCTCTGAACTTAGTAGATACGTTCATATTGTCAGATTGTCCAGCAGATGCTGTACGTATCCAACGGAAAACATATCCGGGTTCAGGTTTCGGGTCAGGCAACAAGTTTGGGGGAGACCAAGGTTGTTCTCGTTGCTCAGAGTCTCTTGACTCTAATTCACGTGGGTTGCGCTCTTGAACATCATTTTGTTCTGACTTTTCCATTATCTTTGCTCCTTCGCATATTGCGCTGCGTATTGTTCTGGTGTAAGTCCAAGTTTCTTGGCGAGAGTAACTTGAGTCTTGGTTAACTGCACTGTGCGCTGTTTAGAACTTGCTCTATTAGCAGGTGCTACCACAGTCGAGGGTGGCTGTGAGGATGCAGTGTTGTCCTCAAAGCGTTCTGGAAATCTTTGCCTTATGGCTTCATCTACTCTTGAATAGTAAGTATCAGAGTCTCGTATAGGGTCAACTCCTTCTCTTACTAATTTAGCATGCATACCATAAGCTAACGCAGTCATATCCTCATCGCCCGCACGTTCAAACCAAGGATTCTGCCTTATGTATTCAGCAGCAGCTGGGTCTATAGACGGCTGTTGTTGGGTTGGTTGTGCATATTGAGGTTGTGCGTATTGTTGCTGTTCTGGTTGCACAGGTTGTGGGGATTGTGGCTGATAGTTATCAACATAACTTTTATCAGCATATGCTGCTGATAATTTTTCTTGTGCTTCAAGCAACCTATTAGTGTCGCCAGCTTCATAAGCTTGTTTATATGTTTCTTTAGCAGCCTCTATCTCTGTAGATGTTTTAGTTTTTAAACTATTAAGTAACGCTTCTTCACTTTTTGATACAGTAGCTTTTAGTCTTTGATTCTCATCATGCAACTGTTTTGCTACTTGAGCAGCTTCATCCCTAACTCTTTGCGCTGCCTCTGCCTTTCTGCGTTCTTCGTGATAATCAAACTTAAGTTTGTCTATACGTTTTTTTGTTCTTTCACCAATGCCTTCTATCTCTTCATCAATATCATCATCAGCTACTTCTTGTTTAGGAGGTCTTTGGTCCTCTACAGGTCTATCATCAACCACCTCTATCTCTACATCAGGTATCGGAACTTGCACCTCAGTTGTAGGAGCGAGTTCTTCTTCTAAAGCTTGTGCTTCTTCCATCATGCTTTTTCTATTCCTCTAGGGTCATCTACAACAGCTTCTACAGTATCATCATTAATGAGTCTAAATTCTTTGCCATGAATACTCATGCGTGTGCCACTATAAGACCGCATAATAATAAAATCACCTTCCTTACAGTATGGACCTGTAGGAAATCTGTTTTCATCTTTATAACAATCTGGACCCATCTTTAGAACAAAACCCACTATGGATGCTGTCTCCTCTCTCTTTCTATATTGGTCTGCAATAATAATACCACCATCAGATACCTCTTCGTGTTCCGGTAGTGCTATCAATATTTTATACCCTTGAGGTTCGGGAAGTTGTGTAGGTTCAGTAGTTTCTACCTTATCTACAGCTTCCTCTTTTACTGCTTCAACTGTCATAAGTTACCTTATGTTGCATCAAATATATATAGGAGTTTGACGTTCCCCTTTCCTTTCACCACGAAAGGTGCGTATTAACTTTCAACAACTGAATTATATTTATCAGTTATCTCCCGAAGGGCAATACGTAACCCTTCGATTTTGCCTTTGAGGTGATAAAGTTCACTTATATCTTTCACTTCACCATCTACAATGACTTCGGTAATCCTATTTATCTCATCGTTTAAACTTTGTGTCAAGTCCTCTGTAAACTTTATATCAACTTCCATCGTTCTTAGTTAAAGTCTCTGCTATCTTTCTACCTATCTCAGCACCTTTAGTTCTCTCTTGTGCAGATACTCTAGCTATATCAGCACCTACTTTAGCACCTGCCATTTCAAGGTCTGCCTCAATCTTAATACGTTCAAGTTCATCTTTCATTCTAGCTTTCTCTAAGTCAGCAGCTATACGTGCCTCATCAGTGGTAGCTTTGTCTTGTGCTTGTTGTGCTTTGATAGCAAGTTCTTGTTGTTGCATCTGTAGTACAGGGTCTTGCATTTGTTCTTGTACTTGTTCCATTTGTGCAGCTTGTAAATTCTTACCTAATAACTGTTGAGCAGCTGTAGCTACTAATGTAGACAATCTAAATTCTATTTCTGGTGGTAAAGGCTCACCTAAAGGTGGTAGTGCTGTGCCTATCTCTTCTTCTATCTGCCTTCTATATTCAAATCCTAAGTGTTCTACTATGTGATTACTTAGTGCAGCCTGTAATGCCTGTGCATTAGGTGCTTGTGATGCAAGTTCTTGTATCTTGGGGTCTTGTAACATAGATAAATGCACTGTTATATGTGCTGCATGGTCTTGATACTCGAAAGCTTTTACAGGTTTGCCATTTAGTATGTCCATATTCTCTGATACAGGGTCTGTAGGCTTAATATCATCCTCAAGTGGTACGATATCTTGCGAGTCACGTATACCTAGCACCTCTAACATCTGTCTGTGTAGCTTTGGTAGGTCGTATAACTGCGGTGCAGACTGTGCAAGTTGCAAAGCAGCTTGATATTGCATGATTCTTTGCGCCATAGTCGCTGCATTTGGGTCTGATACAGGAATAATGTCTACTCTTTCATCAAAATCTACAGCTTTTATGGCAGATTCGCCATCAACTTCGTATTCGTAGTCTGCTGGCATGTAATCTTTGATGATATCCGACAAAATACCTAGTTCTTGGCGCATAGATGCGTGTAATCTAGCTTGAATTGCACCCATCACCTTCATATTGCGCTCTAATAACGCTAATGTAGTGCCTACAGGTGCTTGATTATTCATATCAGACACCTTTAAGTCTGTTATAGATGCAAATCTACGCCCTTCCTCTACTATATTTCCTAATAATTGGTATAAAGTGCCTGATGGTTCTTTGTATGGAAGAAAAGTTATGTTATCTCTGATGCTTCCACCCGGAATATCTACGTCACGGAACTCTCCGGGATAGATTGGAGTGTCATCACCCTTGATTCTTAGACCTCTAGTCTTTAAACCACCCGGCAAATTAGCTAATGTACCCGAATCTACTAGCTGTCTGAGCAAAGAAGTGGCAGATTTTGCCAATCCACCCACCATATGTATCAATCCAAAGCCATAAAACCCTAATCCGGGCATGTATTTGTAGTGTACAAAGTGTTGTCTGCGCATTTTCATGGGGTCAGACTCTAAATAATTACGTCTAATTGATAAAACTTCGCCCGAACCTTGGTCTATAGTGACCACATAAGGTAAAGCTATGCCGGTTTTCTTACCTTCACGCTCATCTTCAAAGCCTACAAGGTCTAAATCTACGTGCATTTCTAAAAGAGTATGCAATCCATCCTTGCTATAACTGTTTACATCGTATTCAAAGTTAGGATTATCACCTGATAACTCTGCATACTTCTGTCTAATCCTATCTGCACCTATACTAGACTGAGGTAAAGACACCTCTCTGTAGAAACCTGCATACTGTAGTTTAAGGATTTCATTAAGTGTCATCCTCATAACGTGCGTAGCACGTGCAGCAGTTCTTAAATCTGATGCTCCATAGCTTACAACGAAGTCCTCTGCTGGTATAAACATAGAACAAGGTCTGCCCATGTTAATATCATAATAAATCTTTTTAAATGCTGAGCCAGCTAGAGGCAAACTAAACAACATATTCTCTGTTTCGTTTCTATACTCTTTCATTTCTTCTGTAAGAAGATAGTTCATATAGTCTTGAACACGTTTACCTTGTTGTTCTTTCTCGTCAGTTATCTTGCCAACTATGTTAGTACGTACTGGACCTGCTGCTGGAAATATTTCTGTGATAGCTTGTGATTGAAAACGTACAACTGCCTCTGACAATAATGGATGATAAACACCACATGCACCCGCCCAAGGCTCATTGCGTTCCTCTATCTTTAATCCTAGATTATCTAATCCTTCTGTGTAAGTTTTTTCCCAATCAGACCTTGAGTCTCTATCTGATTCATAGGCAGATATAAGTTCGTGACCTAAAAAAGATAAATCTTTTTCCGATAAAAAATCTGCAAGGTTTGCATCAAAGGGAACTTCTTCTTGTAAAGATGTAGGGTCAAAGTCAATTAGCATACCCCCATCGTCTGTTTCTATTGCGACTACTTCAGGGTCGACAATAGTTATATCAACATTTTCTTCTGCCATTTAGTTCAGTTTAATTACATTAATAGTATTTAGCAACCCTGTCAGATACATCTTCATACTCATCGTCATCATGCTCAAGACGTAAGAATCCACCTTGTCTAAACCTCAACAAAGCCTGTGTAGCAGAGTCAACCAAGTCATCATGGTCACCTACAGGGAAAGATGCAAACTGTTCTACAACTTCTTCTGCCCATCTTTTCTTGGGATACCATACTGTGCCTGATGCAAACAAATCTGCTACAGCGTTTACACGTGCAATCTTATCGTTACCCCTAGAGGGTGTAAACTCTTGTACAGGTATACCCATAGCACGTAACTCAAATATCAAAGGAGAACCAGCAGCCTTTGCCTCAACAATAAATGAATCAGGCATCCATCGCTGATGTTCTTCAAATGCTCTACGTTTAAGTTCTGGAAACTCTAACCTTTCTTGGAATGCATCTAGCAATATAACCTGTGGGGTAGGGTAGCCATTATCACCCTCTTTGTAGAACACACCCCATGTAGTACATGCAGAGAAGTCAGAGCGTTGTGTTTTTAAGAAAGCGGTATCCCATGATTGAATTATAAATTCACATGCAGGTGGTTCTCTATATTCCCACTCCTGCCACCACTCACGTTTTACTATAGCACTCTCTTCAGATACAGGATTCTGTTGATACTGTGCTTCCCAATGCGATATAGGTAGAGTTGCCTTAATCTTCTCAAGTTCATCTACCTTCCAGTATTCTTCCCAAAGACTTCTACCTGATGGCAATATAGCTGGTAGTTCTATGACTTCCCACTCGTCACTATTATCTCTAGTAGCAGAGTCTTTCAATATAGAACCACATAAGTCTTTCTTACCCCACCTAGTCATAACGATGATAATTGCACCACCGGGCTGTAAACGCTGC